GAGGAATTAAAAACGGGAAAGCGGGAGTAGACCGTGCGTATGAAGACGACAAGTATCAGGGTGTCATTAGAGGCGTTGCCGTGATGACCAAAGGCAACGTCAAAGATTTTCGCGGATGGGAAATTGATGATCAAACGCTCGCCCAAATTGTTGAGGCTGGCAACAAGCATGCGAACCTTGGCCTTAAGTCACGGTTTGGTCATCCGAATATGAGCAGTACCGCTTTGGGAACATTTTTAGGCCGGACAAAGAATTTTTATAAAGACGGGGACGTTGCCCGGGCGGATTTGTATTTAAGCAAGACCGCTTATACCACGCCCGACGGCAGTTTAGCCGGTTATGTGCTCGATTTGGCTGAAAAAGACCCAGAGGCTTTTGGCACCTCGGTTGTGATGGGTGAATACGATCTTGAGGGTCGTATTGAGACAGATGGAACGCCTAAAAAAGATCAGGATGGAAATAATCTCCCGCCCTTGCTTCGCATTGAGTCTTTGTTAGCGGTTGATACGGTTGATGACCCGGCGGCGAATACGGGGATGTTCAGTCGGTTTTTTAATTCGAGTGTTGAGATCTCCGTCAAGGCCACGGAGTTTCTTGATAAACTTCTTAATAATCCCGAATCGCTGGAGTACGTTGTTGCCTTTTTGGAGAGGTACCGGAGAAATCGGGTTGAGATAGATGAACTAGGTAAAAAAATAATTCAAAATCAGGAGGTAATCATGGATTTATCCACAGTTGACAATGACCAGTTAAAAAAAGAACGCCCAGATTTAGTTCTGGTATTACAAAGCGAAGCCGTCAAAGGCGAACGATTGCGTGTTTTAGGAATTGTAAAAGCGGCCAATAAAGAATTCACAGATATGGGTATGGATTCCATCGTTGAAGACGCAGTTGAAACCGGCAAAACGGTTGATGCGGCCTTATCGGCCATGCGCGGTAAGCGTTTAGAGGATTTGAAAAAAGAGTCCAATAAAGCGCCCGGGGCTGATGGTGAAGAGACTGAACCAAAACCATCACATTTGGATCGGGCGAAGAAGTATCAGGTGGAACATAAATGCGGAATCGTTGAAGCGTTAAAAGCGACCGCTGAAATTAGAAAATAACTTCTTAATTTTTTAAAAAGGAGGATCACGATGTCACAAGAAAATATGGGGCAAAAGACGTTTAGGGCAGGTGAGAACCTGCCGGCGTATGGCCGTGTCAAACTTCAGTCGGGAACCGGCGATACGGTTGTATTGGCTCAAACCGGCGAAGAATTTATTGGAGTAACCGCCATTGCAGCCAATGCGGGAGAGATGGTTAATGTCAGTTTACGTTCAGCCGCACGCACGTACAAGATGATTGCAGCGGGTGCGATTAATGTTGGCGCCATTTTTTACGGTGCTGACAGTGGGAAAATTCAGGCAGGTATATCTGGCCTTCCCCAGGGTATTGTTTTGGAAGCCGCCGCCAGTGACGGTGAGATTATTGAGTGCGTACTTAACAATGGTGCGGGTGGCAGTATTAACGGTGCGACAATCAATATTAAGCCCGAAGCCAGTAACGGTGCAATCCCGATACTATTTTCAAAGAGCGGGATTGCGGATGCAACCGTCTCGCCCATCATTGTCACGGCGCCTTTTAAATTCCGCGTGGTTCATTGGTGGATCGTGTCAAGGGATACAACGGCAGCTAACATCAAACTTATTAATAACGTGACCGATTTGACGGCTGTTATCGTCAAAGGTGCAACGAATGACTCGATCGTTGCAGGCGGAACTATTCTTAACGCTCAAAAGGATGTACTGGCAGGAGTAAATTTAAAAGTCAACGCCAATGTCGCGGCCGCGTTTGACGTTTACGTGATGGTTGTCAGGGTGTAAATAAGTCAATCTATTTTTATAAAACAGGAGGAATCACATGGGTATTGATTATTCAGGAGCAAGGGCAACACCGCGTCTTGATTTAGGCGCGGCTATTATGGAGTTTGTGGATCAGGCAGGAGATTATATTGGCACGAGACTTTTTCCCGTATTTAAAGCGTCGTTAAAGAGTGCTAAGTTTTCGGCGATTACACGCGAGACATTGACGCAGGTGGGTGATACCAAACGGGCGACCAGGGGGAACTATAACCGCGGAAGTGTTGGCGCAAGAGACAACCAGTATTCCTGTGAAGAAAACGGATGGGAAAATCCGCTGGGTGATGAGGAACGCAAACTTTACCAAAATGACTTTGATGCAGAACTGGCCGCAACGAAAGCCGCACTCGGCATCATCATGCGTGGTCAGGAATTAAGGATCACGGGCAAGATATTTAATACAGCGACCTTCACGGGAACAGATCTTTTCACAGACAACTCCGCGAGTCCGTGGACGAATGTTGCCACCGATGCGATTCAGCAGGTCCGTAACGCAAAGGCCAAGGTTCGTATCAATTGCGGCATGGAAGCAAACGCGCTCGTTTTAAGCCAGACGAACATCGATCGGCTTAAGTCGAATGCCGGGATTAAGGATGCCATTAAATATACGGCGCGTTTAACGGATCAGGAAATTGACAACGCGTTAGCGGATCTTTTTGGCGTGAAGTACATCCTCAAAGGGCGTACGATCCGTAATACTTCCAAAGAAGGCAAAGCGTTTTCGGGAGCGGATATCTGGAGCGCGTTGTACGCGATGGTGGCGATCGTGGTTGAGAATGGCCAAGATTTAACTCAGCCGGGGATTGGCCGGACGTTTTTGTGGACGGAAGATTGTCCGGAAAACGTGTATGTGGAACAGTACCGTGATGAAGATGTCAGAAGCGATGTGTTCCGTATTCGTCAGCATACCGACGAGAAATTAATCGACCCCTATTTTGGTCATTTAATGAAAATCGCGTAACTTAAAAGGTGTTGATCATGACATTTAAAGATCAGTTATCAACGGATGTCGTAAACTGTTTTCTTAATAGCAATGAATTTGCCGAGGAGGTTCGGTATACGCCTGCGGGCGGATCACAACGTGTCATTAAGGCGATCGTTGAACGCCGAAGAGTAACGCCAGCCGGTGAAGATTCTGGCCGCGTATTGGTGGACACGATTGAAATTTACATCGTCCGTCATGACACGTTAGGCGTTACGGTTGTTACAACCGGTGTCAGACCCGACCAAGTTGTGTTGCCGGAGATGATCGGCGGAACTGGCGTAACTTTTTTTGTGGCCGATATCCTCTCGCAAGATGATGGTATTTGGCATTTGCTTTTACAAAAATAATCCTTATGGAAATCGAAATCTCGTTTAACACAAAAGACGTTGAAACGATGTTCAAAGTTTTTCCGATGCGGTTTAGGAAAGCTTTGGCCGATGGGATGGATCACGCGACAAGAAGTTTTTTTGCCAAGTTTTATAAAGAAAGGCTTCAGGGCCCGCCGGGCATACGTCATACGCGTGGCGGGATATTTCATAGGTTTCGCCGGACAGTTATGGTTAACGGCAAGCGTGTGTTTTTAAGACAACAAGCTGGACAAGCGGAGTCAACGACAGCAATCGCAAAATCATCCAAAGACCCGATGAACATGACGGTAGAGATGTACACGCAATCCGAAGCGGCCGGCATTCATGAAAGAGGCGGGACGATCACAAGTGCAAAGGCGATGCCCATCCCGCTTAACAGTTTAGCGCGTGGGATGCTTAAATCTAAAATATCGCTTAACGATTTAGACGTGATGAAAATTAAAGGAAAAATATTTTTGGGAAGGAAAAGAAAATTCAACACCCCGGAATTGCTGTTTGTTTTGACTCGCGGAGTCCAAATAAAACCGCGGCTTGGGTTTTATTCAACGTGGGAGTCCCATGAGCCGCGGCGGGAACAGATTATGGAAAATGCTTTAGACAAAGCTTTGGAGAAAATTTAATGCCAATAACGGTACGGGAAAGAATCTTAGTTGACATTAAAATGACCGTCCAAAAGGTTAAGGTTGCTCATGGATACAACAATGATATTTTAAGTGTTCAGCGCTGGGATAAACGAGGAAACGTTTTAAAAGATGTCCCCTGCGTGATTATTTCCTCGGGTCCGGAGACTAAGGATCATTATCCACACCCGATGTTCACCTGTCACTTGACTGTGTATCTTGACGTGTGGATCCGTCAGGATGCTGCCGACCCCCAAGTTACGGACTCGATTTTATCCAGTCTTCTGGGTGATATTGAAAAGGCTCTTATGCTTGATTACACAAGGGGGAGTTACGCAAAAAATACGATCTTACGGAACAACGTACCTTTCGAGTCCGTGGAAGGACAGCCGCACGCGGGACTTGTGATTGAGATCGAGATTATTTATCAGCACCGGCAAAATAATCCATCCATTCCGACTTAAAAAATAGAGGAGGTATCCGATGTTATCCGAGATTCGTCAACTGGCAGGAAGAATTGAAGGTGCCGAAGGGGTCGCTGAAATTTTGGCCGCCTCTGATGCTAAGGTTTGGGTGTATAACCCGTCGATTGATTTTGATGTGGAAATGTTCGAACGTAATTTAGCGCTTGGTTCATTTAGTCAAGTGGCTCAAATTGTGGGTAAGCGGCCAGGGCAGATGTCGTTTAGTTTGGAGTTAAAAGGGTCTGGCCCCGCAATCGTACCTGAATGGGCAAAATATTTTCAGGCGTGCGGGATTGGTGTTAACGCTTTGAAGTCAATTAATATTGGTGTAGTCACTGGGGGCCCTTTTAAACACGGGGAGACGATTATCGGCGGCACGTCTGGAGGAGAAGGACGGGTGATTATGAATACCACGAGTGGCGCAACAGCGATTTTTTACGTAGTCACATCGGGGAGCTTGCAATCGGGAGAGGTGATTACCGGCAGTATCTCTGGGGCGAGTGCCACCACATCTTCTTCATCAACGACTGTTGGTAACGTGTTTGAACCAATCTCAAGCGGGATTCCATCTCTGACTGTCTCGACCAATGTTGATGGGTTTAGACGGATGTTACGCGGCGCGCGGGGAAAAGTGAAACTGAATTTTAAAACGGGCGAACCGGCGATGTTCGAGTTTAATTTCTCGGGGGTTGAATCTGGGGTGGCGGACGCAGGGCTTTTTATGGGCCTGCCTTCAGAACCGTCCATTCCACCGGCGTTGATTAACTCAGCGTTTTTGATTGATACGTTTGCCGCTAAGATTCAAAGTCTAGACGTTAGTTTGGATAACACGCTTGACCCCAGCGATGACCCCTCCTCAGATAGGGGTTTAAAATCGTTTCAAATTACTCATCGCAAGACAATGGGTTCGTTTGATCCAGAAATGGTTGCCATCACGAGCCACGACTTTTATTCCAAGTGGCTTAATGCCGCACCAATGGTCTTGGATTTATCGATTGGCGTGGTCTCGGGCAATAAGTTTCGGTTCTATGCCCCGCTGGTTCAGTACACTAAGGTGGCTGAGGAAAACCGAGGAGGCATTGCCGTAGTCAAATGCGCGTTTGCGTTAAACGGCACGCAGGCTGTTGGTAATGACGAGTGGGCGTTACTTTGTTTATAACATTTTAAAGGAGGGTTACCTATGTTAACGGGCATCAATATTCACGAAACACATAAGTACGTTTCCAAGCGTGATCCGGATAAAGAAAATCCGACTATTTTTCACATCGGAGTTTTGGATCCATTTTTACGTTCATGGATTGAAGATAAATGCACGTCCATTGAGTTTAGTTCTGGCGGTGCGGATGATCCGGCACGCGGGAACGTGCTGGCCAAAAAGCGCAATATTTTGTTAGTCAAATACGGCGTTCGGGATATCGAAAATTTCTTGGATCCGCAGGTTAAAGCGCCGATTAAGGTGACCTTAGGGAATACGAGTATTGGTGGCAAGGCATACCCTGCGCTTCTTGATCCAGTGATTAGTTTGCTCGGGACGACTTTGATTGATGAGTTAGCCGAAGAGGTTTTAAAAGAGCAAGACTTGAATGGAGACGAAAGAAAAAACTAAAACTGGCAGTCTGGGTAGCCTATTCAAAAAATAGACCAGACTGCCCGAAGACGTCCGGCAAACCCTGTGAAAATGAGGACCTTTGCCGGAACCGTATCTGGAAATTTGACGATGAAGAATTACGCGGGTGTCTTGTTGAAAAAATAACCAAGCAAAGTTTTTCTTACCTTGAAGCGTATTATTTTTTTGACGTGAAAAACATGTTCCCCAATCCCGGCGGGTGGCAGGATCAGCCGGATAAATTGCTTCAGGCCATAAATTTAATTGAGTCAGAACGAAGACGGATTATGCGGGAAGAAGAAAAACCATGACCAATCGGCAGCTTGAAATCATCATGCGTCTTAAAGACGAGGTGACAAAAAAACTCCAAGGAGTTGAAGGGGCGTTCCGCCGATTTTCTGTTTCGATAAAAGAGTTTGCGGGTCATTTGAAACGCATGGGCAATGACCTTAAGTTTATCGGGACAGAATTGATTACATTGGGCGCGTCTCTTACCGGTCCGTTGGCGCTTGCTTTCAATTCAGCTGGACGGTATTCAAAATCGGTCAGTGAAGAAATCACCCGCCTTAAGACGGTGACAACTGTCTTTCAGATGGACATAGCTCAGGCCCTTGTTCCCATTATGAATACGCTCACCAACGTCCTTGGCCGTTTATATCAGGCGTGGGAGAGTTTAGGTAAAGCCAAACAACAGGTCATTATTCAGACCGCTTTTCTTGCCGGGACATTTTTGACTTTAGGTGGAGTTCTTCTACGTCTTATGGGCGGGATTATGAAAACGGCCGGAACGATTATCACTTTGGTGCGTGGGCTTACTCCAATTCAGTGGGCAATCATCGCGATTGTCGGAGCGATTGCGCTGATGATCCAACATTGGGAAAGAGTACGAGAAGTTGTGATGCCAATTCTTAACGGCATTGAGATTGGTGCCAATATGGTAGCCATTGGCTTTCATAAAATCATTGGCGGGATGGTCGATGGGATCATTCGATTGTCATTGCAGTGGGGAGATTTTTTGCGCGTTCTCGGCTCAGTGCCCGGTCCTCAGCAGAACGTATTTTTAAAAGCGGCTGAAGGGATGGATACCGTGGCCAGCCGCTTACGGATTTTATCCCAAACTAGTCATCAAACGGTTACGGATCTTCAAAAGAATATCGAGGAAGTTTTTGTCACAGGTTCTGGCAGGCTCGTCGATTTTGTTGATAACGTGAAAAATAATATTGAGGATATTAAACGGTTTTTAAATCAGGAGTCCACGTTTGATTTTTCGGGATGGGAACAGAAGTTAAAAGATTTAGAATTGCAGACCAAAACGATGGGGGATGTGATGCAAGGCGTGGCTTCTCAGACGGCGCGCGCCATGGCGCAGTCGTTTAGTGATGGGTTTTATAACCTTTTTACTGGTCAGATCAAAGACGTCAAGGATATGTTCGCGGATTTCGGGCGCTCCGTCTTAAAGATTTTAAGTGATGTCCTCGCTCAGTTATTGATAAGTGCAACTATCGGCCGTGTGTTCGGGGCGTTTAATCTTTCGGGATTGACGTTTCATCAGGGCGGGATTGTGCGCGCCCATTCGGGATACTTAGCCAGTGATGATGTCCCTATTATCGCCCAGGCAGGGGAAGGGATTATTTCCCGAAAAGGCATGGCCAGTTTAGGTGCTTCTAATCTTCAAAGGTTAAATCAAGGCAATGGGTTAAATGGCAAAGGGGGAGGTGTAATGATCAATATCAATCCCGTCATTCAATCCTGGGACAGCCGGGACATTTATCGTAACCGCCAGATGATTACGGGAATTGTGAGTGAGGCTATTAAAAGTAACACGCAGTTAAGAAAGGTTATCAAAGACTATGCCTGATTTTCCGTTACAACCGGATTTTCCCGTTGAAGAGAGTCTCGTGCAGAATACGCTCATTTCGGCGTATGAGAACGGCGTTGAACAGAGGCGGTCAAGGTTTGGGTCGCCGTTACGGGAATTTACATTGAGCTTTAAGAACCGAGGTCTGTCAGAATTTTGTTGTCTTCGGGATTTTTTTAATGCCAGGCAGGGGATGTTGTGTACGTTTAGTTTTCAGAACATCAATGATGGGTGCTGTTATAACGTCCGGTTTAAAGAAGATAAATTGTCTTCGCAGCTCATTTCCTATCAGATTTATAGCATGGAGGCCACGTTGGTCGAAGTCAAATGAGAAATATTAACGATACATTCCGTACCGAAAAGAATTCTCCAACGAACAAACCGATCTTTCTTTACAAGATTTACGATTACGACGGCACCAACGATTTGTTGTTTGCCGAATATGACCAGAGTGTTACGTTTAATGGCGAGGTTTATATTGCCTTTCCCATCACTCATGAGTTTATTGAGGAAAGCGGTAATCAAGAAATTCCGCAGATTAAAGTGCGGGCAAGTAACGTCTCGCGTTACCTCCAGGCTTATCTTGAGCAGTACGATTTGAGAGGCAAACGCGTCGACATCATTTTAGTCTGGGCGAATCAGTTAAATAATCCGGACGTCAAAATCATCGATACGTATTACATCGACAGCTATAGCGCCAATGAACAGGATGTTGAATTTACGTTAACCAGTAAATTTGACGTTTTAGATGTTGTGTTACCGTCGGGTAAATATTTAAGGACGCATTGCCGATGGGTGTTTAAATCTGATCAATGTGGGTATACGGGAAGTGAGACATCGTGTAACCGCACCTTTCAGCGGTGTCAGGAACTGAGTAACGTCGCGCGGTTTGGGGGTTTCCCAAGCATTCCGATAAGGCATCTGTATGTCGCCAGCTGATATCATTCAAAAATATTTAGGCATTTCCTATCAACATCACGGCCGCGATTTAAGCGGCCTTGATTGTTATGGGCTTATTTTAAAGATATTTGAAGATCAAGGCGTTAAACTTTGGGACATTAACGAGGATTACGATCAACAGTGGAGCTGGATGGGCAAAAACTTAATTCTTGAGAATTACGCTCGGGAATGGGAAAGGGTTGAAGATCAGCGTTTCATGGATGTGGTCTGTTTTAAGAACGGCAAAGGCGTTGTCAATCACGCTGGTGTCATGTTGGGAGAAAATAAATTTATTCAGGCAGTCAAGGCCGGGGTGGTGGTTTCGAGACTCACGGATCGAGACTGGCAAAAACGGTTTGTAGGTTTTTATCGGTATAAAGGTTTAACAAAATGATAAGAGTCACGTATCTTCGCATTATTTTGGATGAACGATCTTTTGAGCATAAAGACCTCGAGTTCGATTCGTCTTTATCTATTTTGGATTATATCCAGAAGGCGGGGTTTGATCATGAGGAGCATGGGATCATTTTGTCTGGGAAAAAAGTCACGGAATTAAATGTCAAACCAAATGATGGCGATCAAATAGTTATTCATCCTGACGTTGAGTGGCCGGCGTTAGTTTTTATCGGCAATGCTATTTGGGCAGCGGCTGTGGCGCATCCTTTTATCGTCGCCGCAATGATTCTATCCATTGGATATTCGATTTATTCCGCCGTGACCTATCGCAGTCCAGCCATGCCTAATTTTGGGACAAGCGGCGACGGCATGGATGAGAATTCGCAGACGTATAGCTGGGATGGTATTCAGACAACCCAGGACGTAGGGACGGCGATTCCAGTTGTTTACGGCGAACACCGCGTAGCCGGGAACATCATCAATTCTTACATCCAGAATGATGGTGATCAGAATTTTTTGAATATCCTTTTATCCCTTTGCGAAGGGGAGATTGAAAGTATTTCGGACGTGATGATTAACGACCAGCCAGCAGAGAACTTTGATGGGATCACGATTTATTCCGACCGGATGGGAACCAATGACGATACCATTATTCCGAACTTTGAAGATCTGTTTGATAACTTCACGATCAATCAGTCGCTTAATGTGCTCAATGATTCCTACATCTACACGACTTCGCAGACAGATGTAGAGGGGTTTGAAGTCCAGATGAGTTTTCCGTCAGGGATTTACTCGCAGAACCAAGACAGTGGTGCCATCGAGTCGTGGAACGTTTCGTTTAAAGTCGAACACAAACTGCATACGGATTCGACTTGGGAAAATGACGGGACTATTGATGTTGCGATCAAGCAGAGGACGGATATAAAGAGGTATTTTCGCAAATCTGGATTGACCCCTGGGAAATACGACATCCGAGTGACAAGAGTAACAGAGGAAGGTGATTTTTATCACGTGGGCGATATGACGTTTTCTTACCTGGTTGAAATCCGTACCCAGGATTTAAGTTATCCCAACGTTGCGAAACTAGGGCTTCGGGCACTCGCTACCAATCAGCTTTCCGGTTCTATGCCGAACATCACATGTCTTGTTAAAGGAAGAAAGGTCTTAGTGCCCCAGATCATGTATTCAGGGGAGGATGTTCCTTATGACGATTATTATTGGGATCCCGTAATGAGTAAATGGCGTAAGTGGGATGACACGGAATTGACTTGGGATGGAATGACCTATGCAGAGATGTATTCAGCCAACCCCGTGTGGTGTTTAAAAGATTTATTGACCAACGACCGTTACGGACTTGGACAATATATTGATACGTCGTTTATTTCTAATGCGGATTGGTTGATTTTGGCGAGATATTGCGATGAGAAAGTTTCTGATGGCGACACCGGTTATGAAAAACGCTTTCGGATGGACGTGGTGATCGACAGTTCATCACGGGCCGTGGATATCCTTAATCAACTGGTCACGGTGTTTCGCGGGATTTTATTTTTTTCTGAAAACAGTTTTAAACTGGTCATCGATAAACTCGACACGCCGGTGCAGTTATTTAGCATGGGCAATATCGTGCAAGGAACATTTAACCAAACCTTTAAACCTTTAAAAGAAACCGCCAATGTCGTTGAAGTACAGTTTTTGGATAAGGACAAGGATTATAAACAGGAAACGGTTGCGATCATTGATGAGGTTTCCATCGCTAATGGCGATCCAATCCGAAAAAAAGAGATCAAAATTTTTTGTACTCGTTTAAGTCAGGCATTGAGGGAAGGCAAGTATCAGCTCTTGGTAAGTAAATATATCAATCGGTCGGTACAATTTCGTGCGGGTGTGGATGCCATTGCCTGTCAGGTCGGGGATATTATTTCCATAAGTCATGACGTCACGCAATGGGGATATTCGGGGAGGGTTAAGGCAGGTGGGTCAGCAACGAGCATTAATCTCGACCGAATGGTTACGATCGAAGACGGGAAGACGTATAAACTACAAGTGCGGCTCTCGAATGACCAGATTGAGGAAAAGACGGTCATCAATACGCCCGGAGATACGTCGACGATCATGGTGGACAGTACATTTTCCCAAATACCGCAGGAGTATGACATTTATGCCTTTGGTGAAACCGGTAAGACCGTTAAAGAGTTCCGGGTGATGGGCATTAAACGCGCCAATGACCTTGAGTGCGACATCACCGCTATTGAATATAACGAAAACATGTACGATACGGACACGATTGTCTTGCCGGAGGATAACGCGTCATCGTTGTCCACGGACATTCCCTCCGTCACCAATTTAGAAATCACCGAAGGCGTTATTACACTCGCCGATGGGACAATTAAAAATCAGATTGAGGTTTGGTTTAACAAACCCGACGATTCCGACCGGGCCTTTGAATATCGGTTTTCTTCCGCCAAGATTTATTTATCCGAGGACAATCAGAATTCGTGGAAGTTGATTGGTCAGGTTGATGACGGGTATTTTATTTATGAAGCGGATTTGGTTAAAGGGAAAACCTATTACGTCCGCGTGACGACGGTTGCTTACAACGGCATGGAGAGTAACTTTGCCTCAGCTCCGACGGATAGTATTGTGATAACGGCCAAGGACGTTGGCCCGGATCCGGTGGCTAACTTTAATTATACTTGGGGGGATTTACTTCAGTTAGTCTGGTCCTCTAACGATGAACCGGATTTAGCCGGGTACGAAATCCGAGACAATGACGTTGATTGGGGGATAGACGATAGCCACCTCATTTATCGCGGGGCGACGAATAAAAAGACGCTTCAGCCTGTCGATCGAGAGATGGGCACGTTTTATATCCGTGCGTATAACACCTCCGGCTTATATTCCGCATTTTCAAATTCAACGACACCGGTTAATCCGTCACCTTCGGCGCCATCGGGATTAGGGACGGATGTTTTTTTCAACGTTGCTCAAATTTATTGGAACGACGTTGAGGATATTGATATCAAAGGTTATGAGATCTGGGCTTCTGAAACTAACGCTTGGACAGGGGAAGAGGTCTTAGTTGGAAAAACGTCGGGCAGGTCATTTCAACTGCAGGGACAGAAACCACGGCAGGGGATGGCTGATAGTGCTACGTCAACAACGGTGACCGATGATGATCTCGCTGGTCTCTCGGATGATTATTTCAATGGAGATATTATCGAGATTGTTGATGGAACCGGCGCTGGTCAGCAAAGGACGATTTCGGATTTTAATGGAGCGACGGGAGAAGTAACGATTTCCTCCGAGTGGACTACTCTGCCGGATACGACGTCACGGTTTATCATTTATGACCGCAAATATATTAAGGTAAGGGGCTATGATTTTTACGGGCAGGGGAATTTTAGTACGGCGCTCACGATTACTTACGAAGATTTGGATGCCGATTCGATTGGTGTTACTTCTATCACGCCGGAGAAAATTTTAACGCCATGTCTTTCCGCATTGTCGGCGAATATGGGTTGCCTCACGGCTGGAGTTATTCAGGGCGGGTGTTTTCAGACCGGATCAGGAGGGCCTCGGACGCTTATGGATTGTTACGGGATTCGGTCTTACGACACGAATTGTTGCCTGTTATTTTCGGTATGTAACGGTGACTTTCAGTTATCAACCGCTTTAACCGGCGCTAGGGTACAGTTTAATGGCGGAGGTATATTTGGTTATGACGGCGCGGGTAAAAAGACCCTCGAAATTAAGAACGGCTGCTTCTGGGGTCAGCAAATAAAATTGGAAGACCCGGCCTGTTGTTGTAATTATTCTTTCCTCGATTCGGGGAGGTTGAAATTTCATGACGTTTATGGGGATGTTCCCTACATAACGAGGATTTGTAACGGTGTTGCGGCAACGGGGGCATGGATCTGTTTGCCTGGGTGGAAGACGGAGCCGAAAGTTATTGTCAGTATAAAAGATCTGCAATCGTACAATTCCTCGGCTCCGACATCCTGTCAGCGCTGGTCAGTTTACAACGATACGCCTGTTTGTTATTGCCGTTCAGTGATCGACTATGGGTATTGTTTTAAAGTCCATGCGTGTTTGCAAACAACGGGGAGCGTGGGAAGTGAATGTACAAAGGATGTGTCCTTTGGAACTGTAGTTTGCACGGGTGCAAATTCCTGTAATGTATGCGTCCGGCACCGTTTTCAATTGTGGTGTAATGCGGCCTGTGCGAATTATTATTACGGGGTTATTTGTTATGCCGTTTGCTACAGGGTTTCGGGTAGCGGAACATGGTGCGCTTGCTGTTTCAGCTACACTCAACCGCACGCTAGTCTTAGCGAAATGCAGACAACCCAAAATAAATGCGACACAGTGGCTTTCCCTTGCGGGGCTGTTTGGGAACTGATGAGTTGTCAGAACAGCTTGAATTGGTTTGATAGCGGGATCAATTCTGGTTCTGCGCAAACATTTTGTTGTCTCTGCACAATTGTCGTAGGAACGTGTAATTTTAGTCACGCCATTACCTGCCCTTCAGCTGCTTGTGACGTCACTTGCGGTTGGACGGATAGTGTGAGTTTTCCTGGCCTTCCTTCGTCGGACGTCTATTGTTCAATTCTTTATTGGACGTATGGAGCGTCTTGTGTGTGGGAATGCCGGGTCAATTCCTGTGCCACGCAGAATATATATAAATGCTCTTGGCTCAACGATTGCAGTTCTGGTTTTTCGATCTGCATAGGCGACTGTGTTGGCGGTACGGGAAGCAAATTATGCTGTTGCGCAATGCCCGGAGGCCAAAGATCACAGGCCTCTACCGTTACAAGAAGTACGTTGGATTTCGAAACCAGGGCGCAAGTTTATCGTCAATGTTCTTCATGTATCGTTGCGTTCTATGGCGGGAACAATGTCAGCGTGAATGGGATTTGCCAGGATATTTGTTATTGCGTCGTTTGTTGTTCGGGAAGCGCGGGCGGTTGCACATATACAAATCTCTATACGATAACGGATACCTACGCAACATCCTGTGTGCTAGACCCTGCCGGGTGTCTCAACTGGCTGGCCATTTCGTATAATTAAAAAAGAAAGGGGAGATATGATCGACAAAAACTTAATCCAAGATGAGAAAATTAAAAATATAATCTTAATTAGTGAAGGCGGGATCGGCAAAGTGATCGCCTCAACAGCGATCGTTAAGAGAATCAAAGAGGAGTTCCCATCAAAGAGGTTAATTGTCGTCACGGGATATCCGGACATCTTCCTTCACAATCCGTATGTTTACCGCGTATTTCGGTTCGATAATCCACTTTATTTTTACGACGATTATGTAACTCCAGAGAGTTTTGTCATCAAGATTGAACCGTACGTGGTTTATGAGTATCTGTTCAACAACGAGCATCTTATCGATGTTTGGTGCAAAGAACTTGGGCTAGAACGTAAAGGCGCAATGCCGGAAATGTTTTATCCAGAGAATGAAATCGAAGCCGGACGGCTGTACGTTGAGAAGGTTACGAATAAGTTCTTAAAAGATTTTGTGTTGTTTCAATGGGCGGGCGGCGTTGTTCCTCAAGAGAAAAGTGATACGGCATTTATGGATTCTCAATTGCGAATGCATCGGCGGTCCTTACCCAAAAATGTCGCGCAAAAGGTCGTGAATAAATTGATTTCACGCGGGTTCGTTGTGGGAGTGGTTCAGCATGAAAACTATCCTGATTTACAGGGAGAGGGGATTGTGCGGATCAACTTTCCGTTGAGACAAACGATTGTGTTACTCAAATTTTCTAAAGGGTTTATTGGGATCGATAGTTTCCTACATCATGCGGCCGCAGTCTGGGGAATCAATGGAGTTGTTTGTTGGGGAGGGACTCATCCCAAAAAATTAGGGTATGAGTTTCATGTGAACATCGCAAAAGAGGTTTGTCCTCAGCCGTTTTGTCACCGGCCAGACAGCTATCTTTTTGATATGAATCCAGCCAATGGGATTTGGAATTGTCCGTACTCCCAAAAGTGTTTGGATCATGATGCCGATGAGATTATCCAAGAATACGAAAAGGTCATCACTGAAAAGAAAGTTACAACGGAGAAAATATGACACCTGAAAAACACGAGATCAATTTATCAGAACGAGAATTGGAGGAAATCAAAGACGATGTTGCCTTTAAGACCAAGACTACGTTGACGCTTAAACACGTTTTAAAAAAGCTCGATGATTTAAATGGAATCAGAGATGAAGTAACGTCTTTAAAGGTGCATCGGAATATTCATTGGTTTTTGATTTCGGTAATTATCGTCGGGTTATTTGGGATCACATTTTGGTCAATGCAAGGGAAACCATAAATTAAAGAAAGGACAGAAAAATGAAAACCACGTTAATCGCAAGTTTGATTACAGCTCTTATCAAGATGTTGCCCTCGGATACGATAAAAAAAGGGATCGATAGTTTGTTGGATAGGGTTGAGGATGCTGTTGCGAAGTCACCCAATAAACTGGATGACTCGATTTTGACGTTGTGCGGGGTGATTCGTCAGCAGTTAAATATTCCGGACAATGGTTAGTAGATTGCCTTGACTTTCATCAAAATATACGGTCTACTTACCCCAACAGAAAGGGGGGTATGAATATGGTTAAAGAGAATATGACGGTTAAAAAGACGCGTTATATTAGCGTCCGCAATGGTGGTGGAGAGATGTATGTTGAGAACATCCCGGTAACTGGCAGGATGCGGGATCACATCCCGGCTGCCAAGTTGCGTTTGCGGGAGATTCAGCGGGTGATGCCGCTGGGCAAGTGGTCAATCAGGATTGAACAACAGTGGCTGGAGGGAAGAGCACGTTGTTACCAGTGGATTGATGTGGCGACCGGCAAAATGGGAGAACTTCGTTAAGAGAGGTGCTATGACGAGCAAGTACCAATGGCCGGCTTCACGATTGGGCGATAAAGAGATGGCCTTATTGTTTCAGGAGAAGCAGAAGGCCAAAACGAGTATCTGTGAGTTACTGCGCAGGGCTGTCAATATCGCTTATGGTGAGGGTGTTGAAAAAAAGGAGGATCGGAATGGCTACTAAACAAAAGCAAAAAGTTGTAGAAGATAAAAAGGTATCAGCAAAAAGTTCCCCATCGCCCAAAGAAGGGATTGTTATGCATGCCGGGGCTTCGCGTAATGAACTTATGTTGACGGCTAAGGAGCGTGGGGTTAAAAACTTCCGCGTGTTAAACAAACAGGAGCTGAGCGAAGTGTTGAAGAATATTGGGGATCAGAAAGCTGTTGATGTGATTGTGGCTTGCGCCGTTGCCAGATGGAAATCTGGCTGGGGATCAAAAAAGGCTAAGTCATGAAAGTCAGTGCAACGATAGA